TACAAACCTTGAAGCAAAAACAGCAGAAGAACTTTTAAAACAGCAACAAGATGCAGCAAAAAAAGAAGCAGCAATAGAAGAAGGTAAAAAAAGAAATAAGGAAATGAACGCTTTAAATGCGGCTAATACCATCTTAGGAATTAATTCTTTATTTGAAGGCAAAACAGAAGAAGAGCAAAAAGCAGCATTTGAAAGAACAAAAAAATTAAACATAGCAGCAGCTTTAGTTGAAACTTATTTAGCAGCACAAAAAGCATTTACTTCTCAAATTATACCTTTAGACCCAACTTCACCCGTTAGGGGTGGATTAGCGGCAGCAGCAGCAGTTGCAGCGGGTTTAGGTAGAGTTAATCAAATCAGAAAGCAAAAGTTTTCAGGAGGCGGTGGAGGTGGTGGCCCAACACCTATTTCAATAGGTTCAATAGGTGGCAGCGGAAACGGTTCAGCAGGCGTAGGCTTTAACCCATCAACACCAACAATAACTGCAATACCAACATCAAGCCAAATAGCAGCACAAGGTGGGCAGCAAAGCAATGTTAGAGCCTATGTAGTGCAAACAGATATAAACAACCAAACAGCGTTAGATAAAAGAATCAATCAAAGAGCAACATTATGACACAAATAGTAGAATTAATATTAGACGAAGAAGAAGAGGGCGGAATCTATGCAATTAGCATAGTAGATATGCCTGCAATAGAAAGTAATTTTATAGCCCTTTCAGAAGATAAAAAGACAAAGTATAGTTTAGCCCAAGTTGATAACGAGCAAAGGTTATTGGTTGGGGCTGCATTGATACCTAACAAGCAAATTTTTAGAAAGGATGCAGAGGACAATGAGTTTTATGTTTATTTTTCTAAAGATACGGTTAAAAAGGCGGCTTATAGATTCTTAAAAAGCAATGCACACCATAACCACACCTTACAACATCAAGAAGAAATTGAGGGGCTTTATGTGGCTGAAAGTTGGATAGTTGAATCAGAGCAAGACAAGTCAAGAAAATACGGGTTAAATGTACCAATAGGCACTTGGATGGTTGCGGTTAAAGTAGATAATGAACAAATTTGGAATGAGCAAATAAAAAGCGGTAACGCTAAAGGTTTTAGCATAGAGGCTTATTTTGCAAATAAATTAGGAAGCATTAAACAGAGTGTTGATGACGTTGTAATTGAATCCGCCCAACTTTTAAATAAAATGCTAAATTTGTAGAAACTAAATAACTAAATATGAATATAACCAACGATTTAAAACCATTAGGAATTGATGACGTGGCTAACAGTAGTTGGTTTTACGAAAAGAATTGGTTAATTGTTGGCACAGGTCACAGCATTGAGAAATGGACACCTGAATTAAAACAGGAATATAATATTTGGACTATAAATGCGGCGATTAGCCATACAAAGTACGCAGATATTGCGGCAATTCACGACCAAGTTATCTACTACGACATTAAAAAGTTTATTCAAAACAATTTTGATTATAGATATATCTTAACCCGAACACCAAACATTCAAAAACAGCCTAACACTTGTTACGTTCAGTTAGAATGTGATACAAAATATAGGGATTTGGGGTTAAAACAATACCCACGTTTAAATAGTAGTGCCTTTGCATTTAGGTTTTTAGGTGAACGTTTTAAAAATATCTACTCAATTGGTATTGATGGAGGCAATAAAGTAAGTGAATTAATGCCTGACTTTTACCAAAACCACGAAAACGGGCAGAATTTTGATGCCCATAACGGTTTTATACCTATATTTAAAAAGGAATTTGGATTTAATCATATAAAATTATGAGTGAAAAAGAGCATTTCGGCAGGCCATTTGGCAGCTTTAAAGTTTCAGTTGAGCAAATAAAAGCTGAATGGAACAAGTATATTGACTATTGTTCTAAGTTTAAGGTTGAACACCCAACAGGAAGCGGTAAAGTAGTTGAGGTTAGAAAGCCAAGAGTGCCAACAATAGGTGAGTTCATTGAGCGTTTAGACATTTGCTACTACACTTGGGAGAAATTCACCTTAGAAGAAAGCCACAAAGAGTTTAAAGAAACGGTTAGCAAGATTAACGAGATAATTCAGAACAGAAAAGTGTCTGCATTATTAAACGGTGAAGGCAACACAACAGGTTTAATATTCGATTTAAAGGCTAACTACGGTTGGAAGGATAAACAAACGGTTGAGCATACAGGCGATACAGATAATCAATTAGTGGTTAGGGTTATTGATGGAACTCAAAACAAATAAAGTATTTTGGCATCTTGAAAACTCAAAGAGCAAGTATGTAATTGAGCAAGGTGGCACAAGGTCCGGCAAGACTTATAATATTTTAATTTGGCTAGTTTATTATGCTAATTTACACAAGGGTAAAACCATTACCATTTGTCGTAAATCATTTCCATCATTAAGGGGTTCAGTGTATCGAGATTTTATAGAGATACTTCAAAATGCAGATTTATATGATGAATCTTTGCATAACAAAACAGAAAACATTTACCGATTAAACGGAAACCTTTTTGAATTTATTTCAGTAGACCAAGCCCAAAAAATCAGAGGCCGTAAAAGAAATATACTATTTATAAATGAGGCCAATGAAATAAACTACGAAGAGTTTTTTCAGTTGGATATTAGAACAACCGACAAAGTTATAATTGACTACAACCCATCAGAAGATTTTTGGGTTGAGGATATTAAAAAACAAAATGAGTGCGATTTCTTTATTACTACTTATTTAGACAATCCATTTTTACCTAAAGAATTAATTGAAAAAATTGAAAGGATAAAAGACCAAGATGAAAACTATTGGCGAGTTTACGGTTTAGGGTTAAAAGGATTTATAGAGGGACAAATATTTGCTAATTTTAATGAAGTTGATAAATGGCCTGAATGCAAATGGGCGGCTGCAGGATTAGATTTTGGCTATACGAATGACCCAACCGCTTTAATTAAATTTGGAATGTTTGAGGGTGAAATATATCTTCAAGAATTATTATACCAAACAGGTTTAACAAATCAAGAAATAGGCAACTATTTAAAAAGTTTTAACATTGATAGGCGGATGGAAATAATTTGCGATTCAGCCGAGCCAAAGAGTATTCAAGAAATCTATTTAATGGGTTTTAACGCTAAAGGAGTTATAAAAGGTGCTGACAGTATCAAGAATGGAATTGATATCTTAAAACGTCACAAAATAAACATAGTTAAAGGCTCACCAAATATTATTAAAGAGTTTAGGAATTACAAATGGCAAAAGGATAAAAACGGTAATATGATAAACAAACCGATTGACTTTTACAACCATGCTTGCGATGCAATTAGATATGTAGCATTAACTAAATTACAAATTGAAAACAAAGGTAAATATATTATAGGATGAGAATACTAACAGCAGCAACAATGAAAGGGGCGATAAATTACCACAGGTTAATTAGCCCGCATATTATGTTAAAGGCGGCTTACCCCGACACCGAAATTTTAACCACCGTAAGTCAATCTTCAATTTTAAACACTGATTTAAATAAAATTGATATGATAATTTTTACAAGGTTTATTGCCTTTAAAGAAATTGAAAGAATAACAGATTGGTTGAGAAAAAAAGCACATGTAAAATTAGTGTTAGATATTGATGACTATTGGAAGTTAGACGACCATCATATTTTAAGCCATTTATACAATAAAGACTTTGAAGAACAAACAATAAAAACTTTTAGATGTGTTGACCATATAATTACCACCAATAAAAGGTTGGCTAAAATGATTAAACCTTATAATAAAAGAGTTACGGTAATACCCAACATAATTAACACCGATGAAATGCAATGGAAGCCATCGCCAAAAAGAAAAGGCAAGGTTAAAATATCTTTCTTTGGAGGTGAAACACATTTTGAGGATTTGAAATTTAGCAAGGTAGATTACAGCAAACTAAATGCGGTGGCCTATGTTGAAAAATACAAAGAATTAGGCTTTCAAATTGAGCAACCAAAAGACGAATGGACATACGGCACTTTATTTGATGACACCGACATTTCAATTGCTCCTTTATTACCCACAAAGTTTAACAGTTGCAAATCAAATTTAAAAGTAGTTGAGGCGGGTGTAAAGGGCAAGTTAATTTGCACCACCAAAACACCACCATATTTAGATTTTCAAAGCGAAAACATTATTTACTTTGAGCCAAATGAAGATTGGACAGATAAATTAACATTACTTTTAAAAGACCGAGCAAGCGTTGAGCAAATTTCTAAACGATTGCAAGAGGAAATTTTAGACCATTACAACCCACATAGATGGACAAAATTCAGAATGGATTTGTATAAATCAATTTTATAACATTTTGTAAAATACAATTTGTTATATTTGTATTGTGAATTTTTAAAATTCATTATGATTTTTTGTAATATTAAAAGCTCAAAGGCGTCCCTCCTTTGGGCTTTTTTGTTTCTAAATGCAACACAAGCCCATTTATTTAGTTATTAGGTTAAGCAATAATTAAAAAATGGCAGAAAAAAATATCAAAGAAACTATTGGTGAGTACCTTTTAAAATTAGGACATCAATTAACCAATACAGATGAAAACGGCCTTAAACCTGAAGAAGCCGCACTAGTTCACGAAGTAAAATTCATGGTTGAATCAATGCTTGAAGATGGTGTTACTAACATCGCTTCACCTGCCGATGAATGGGCAGCAGGCGTTGAAGTATTTATTATGGCAGATGGCGAGCAAATGCCGTTACCTGTTGGTGAATACGTTTTGGCAGATGGTTCAATGTTGGTTGTAGAAAATGACGGAATCGTTGCAAACTACACACCTGCAAATGTTGAAGAAGAAAGCACAAATGTTGAGCAAGATGCAAACGCAGTAGCAGAAGCAGCCCCAACACAAAGCCCACAAGCAAAAGCAATCATTGAAAGCGTGGTTAAAGAAACCAAGTTTGAAGCTGAAAAAGAAATTGAATCATTAAAGGCTGAATTATCAACTTTAAAAGGTTTGATTGATGAGAAATTTTCAGCCGTTGCAGGTTCAGTAGATGTAATTACAAATGAGTTGGTAGAATTATCTAAACCAATGGACAAGGTAAAACACAGCCCTGAAAAAAACACAGTGAAACAAATAACAAAAGACGATTTATTAAAAATGTCTTTAAGTCAAAGAATAGAATATTTTAAAAATAAATTAAATTAATTAAAAAAATGGCAACAGAAACAACTTTATCAGGTAATTTTGTAGGCACAAAAGCCGCAGGTTATTTTTACCCTGCAATATTGCAAGGTAACACAATTAACGATAATGTAATTACTATACATGAAAACGTTGATTATAAATTAAACATTAGAAATTTAGGTTTAGGCACGACAGGATTTTTATCAGTGGCTTCGTGCGATTTTACACCAACAGGCGATGTATCTTTAAGCGATGTAGTATTAGAGCCCACCGACCTGCAAGTAAACATCCAACTTTGTAAAAAAGATTTTCGCAGTCAATGGGAGAAATTAGAAATGAGAGGTGCATTGTTAAACCAAGAGTTACCTTCTTCTTTCCAAGAATTTTTCATTCAAAAGAACTTAGAATTAATTGCTAAAGATTTTGAGGTAGCAGTTTGGCAGGGTGGATCATTTGGCGGATTTGAAGCTAAATTAGCGGCTAACGGAGATGTAATTGATGTTACAGGTACTACTCTAACTGCAGCTAATATATTAGCTGAAATAGGAAAAGTTTATGCAGCTATTCCTGATGCGTTATACAGTGCAGATGATATTAAAATATATGTGCCAATTTCAGCAGCTAAATTATATCAACAAGCAACAGCCGCAGTTGGTGCAGGCTATTCAGGAGGAACAGGTGCAGGTTACAGAGGTGAATCTTATGTAGGAGAAAAACCATTTGATTACTTAGGTATTCCAATTGTAATAGCAAACGGAATGAGTGCTAATAAAATGGTTGCTGCAAGAAAATCAGATTTACATTTTGGTACAAACATAATGACTGATATGTCAGAAATTAGAGTTGTGGACATGGCTGCAACTGACGGCTCAGATAATGTAAGATTTGTAGCAAGAATGACAGGTGGCACGCAATTAACCAACGGTTCTAACATAGTATATTATTCATAATTAAAAGAAATTCAAAATGGCTTGTGATTTAACATCAGGGCGTTTGTGGCA